TTCTGGGAAACCATACCGTAGGATATACCTGCGGACACGAGAATTATACCGAACCAAACGGCGTTTTTAAAATTAATCTCAATCATTTGTTATCCGCAATGCCATCAGCGATGGCTTTTAATTTATCAAAGGTCGACATGTTTTGATTACCAAATATTTGTCCACCATCTGCTCTAGTGTTATTCGCTAACTCATCTAATGCAGTATTAAAAGTTTCAGGCTCTCTTCTTGGTTCAGGTGAAAAATTAAAATCTAATGGACCTGAGTATAAAGGTAAAAATTCAAAAGGAGCTTCTAAAAAACTTTCTGGCACGGTTGCTGGTCCGAGTGTTTCTGGATCTTGGAATGTATCATACGACCCTACAATTGATGGAGTGGTATAGTCTGTTTCTAAAAGTCGTTCAGTTACTGGAAAAGTTTTCTTATCTAAAACATCTGATGTTCTACCAGATAAACGAAGTTGATCCTCGTCACGGAAATAAGGCTCACCTGCTAATTGTTCTTGAATACCTCTTACTACGCGGTCTTTATCTGCACCACTCATTCTGTATGTAATTGGGAAGTTTCTAGAATCATTAAATTCTGCCTCTAAAAAACCTTGATTTCCAGGTGTACTTCTATCGTGATCAAAAACATAATCACCTGCTGCTTCAGCCGCTGCTATTTGTTTTTTTTCTGCGTCTAATGCTGCCTGATAATTTGCAGAATCAAAACCATATGTATCTTGAAATTCCTGTTCTGCTGTGGCTACAGCATCATCCCTACCGCCTGCACCAGATAAATCTATTGAATCAGTAGGCGCTGTAAGATCTAGTCCTGGTACTCTATCTTCAGGTGGTACATATGTTCCTGGTACGTTATCACCTGGTGTTTCTGTTCTTGTTTCTCTTATTGGTGTTGGCACTCTATCTTCAGGTGATACAAATGTGCCTGGTACGTTGTCCGTTCTTAACGGTGAGTCCTGTTCTAATTCATCCATACCTAATAAATCAGCACTGAATATATCATCACCTGTTTCTATATCTATTGGATCGCCGTACATAGCAGTGAGATCTGCTTCAGTCATGCCTCTAGCTTTGCCATCATCTCTTTCTTCTTTGATATTTCTTTGTAGGTTGTTAACTATGGTACTTATGTCGGTATCTTTGTCTTTTGCTATCTCAACATTTTTAGCATCAGTGCCACTGATTTTTTCTATCATATTTTGCACACCGTCAAGATAAGTATCAGTTGCTTTTTTAATAATTTTACCAGGTAGTCCAACTACTCCCTCAGCACCCCTTTTTAATAAACTTTGAAAAGCTGCAGTCTTTGGAAATCTTCTTACATAAGCTGCCTCGTTTGCTGGGCTTGCTGTTCTGAAATTTTGTAAGTCTCTTTGATAAGAAGTTACATTATCAATGACAGCTTTTCCATTATCTACAACAAACCCTTTACCAGAATTATTAATCATTGCTTGAGCAGCAGAATTAAATGATCCATCTTTTCTTCTATTACGATTTACAAACGCTTGTTGATCAGCAGTTAAATTAATTAAATTATTATTTGTTACTTGATTGCTTGTGTATACATTATTTAAATTTCTGTAATCAGAATCACCTCTTGATTTATTTACTAGTCTGTTAAGTTGTGACTCAGCATTTGATTTAGCTACATTAGCACTGCTTTTTCTTTGAGTTGTTGATCCAACACCTGAAGTATCTCTCTGTGTTACTGTGTTTGATCTTTTACCACCACCTGTGGTTCTCATGTATGAGCCGATTCTTGCAGTTTGCACAGGTTCGCCTGTAATACCACCACTAGCCATAAGCATTTTTTCTATTTGCGATCTATTCATCATACTCTTCTATTCCCCAAAGCTATTGCTTCATCAAGATTACCACCAGCAAGAGCTACTCTCTGATCTTGAGATAATCTGCTAGCTGCCTCTGATACATTGCCAATACCTACACCTGATTGTTTAACAAGATTTTGAAAATCATCAATCAAAAAAGGATCTGTTTGTGCGCTAGACACTTGTTTTTCTTGTTGATTGACTGGTTGTATATCATTTATGACTGATTGAGCGTCTTGAGAAAACTCACTTTTTGTATTAGCTTTGACTATTTGCGTATCTAAAGCGTAACCATTTGGTGCAACTTTAATTTGCATACTTTCAGAACCAGGGAAAGTTACGTTGTTATCTGCCATAAATATTAAATATTTCATTACATCGTATGGATTACCAGGATCTAAATTTTGTAGTTCTGCTGGCACGTCCTCTCTATTTTCTTTCATACCTAACGCTAACTCTGGAGCCAATGCTACTGTATTTATCAATGCTTGTCTTCTAGCCAAATCACCTAGTTCTGGATTTAAAACTTTTGTTAAACCCTCCATAAATTTAGGATCAGCCATTTTACTCATACCGTATCTTGCCGCTAAAACTAAACCAATGTTACCGAAAGGATTGTTGGCCACAAAACCAGCAAACGCTAAATTAGTGATTGCATTAACACCACCTAAGAAACCACGACGTTTAACAAATGCAGACACATCACCAAAACTAGTTTGTTGCACTTGATCAGCTAATGCCATGACATCTTCTATTTGTTTGTATTGATCTTTACCAAATATTAACTCCATAGATTGTCTCTTGTTAGGGTTGTCTAAACCAAAAACACTACGCAACTGTTGAGTGTCTATAATTGGTATAGAAAAATTAGCACTGAAAGTTTTACTTACAGGTTCTTTACCAGTTAGAAACGCTGTTCCTCTGCCAATTAAACCAGCTTCGCCAGTTATATTGACATTAGCTTGTATATATTTTGTTGAGTTACGTAAGCCCTCATCGATGAAAGATCTAGCGACGGCTTTTACAGGATCTACAATTTGACCATTAGGTAGTTTTACGGGTTTCATTACAGCTTGCATTTCTTTTATTGCTGCTGGAGAATATAATGTCTCATCATTAAGTAATATTTTTAATACTTGTTCACCAGTTAGTTGAGTTGGATCAACATCATCAGTTATTTTAGCAATGTTTTTATCTGCTAAACCTAATATCTGTGCTACTCTACCTTTTGTAAAATTAACATTGTTAAAGAAAAATTCGTTGGCTATGCCCATAGAACCAGCAAATTCAGTAACCAAAGCATTTTTTCCTGCGTCATCAAACTTTCTGAAATTATCAAAATCATTTAACATTTCAATCATTGCTCGTGTGAAATTGTCTACACCGCCAAGCTCAGTGCCTAATTTAGGATCACCTGCTGCTACTTTTTTAAGATTGTTTAATTGAGTTTGTAATTTTTTAAACTCACGACCAGTAATGTAATCATCAGCTAAATACTGCAGGTCTATTAACGCATCAATAAACTCATCGTTTTTACCAGTGAATCCTTGTAAAAGTTCGTCAACTGTTTGTGGTCTAGAGTAGTCAGGTTGATTTAATCTTAATTGACCTTCACCTCTTGCTGGTCTTTTACCACCGTAATATTCTAATTCTAAATTTTGTGCTACATCTCTTAATTTTGCCACAGGTATAAATTTGTCACCAATCTTATCACCAATATCCATTGCACGATTGTACAAAAGAGTCTTAGTGCTAGTAAAATTTTTAATCATGTTTTTGAAACTTTTATTTGCTAAAACTGTAGTATCTGAAAATAAACCTACAGGTGATAAATTATTCAATGTTCTGTTTATATTATCAGCGATCGCCAGTTGCTGTGCGTTTTGTGCTTGTCTTGCTTTTGTTGCTACAAATGGAAACAAACCAATAACAGAACCTGCACCCTTAACAAAACTTGCTTGTGATGTAGAGAATACGTTCATTGGTATTCCATACTTTTTAGCTAGCTGTAACATGTTTTCATTAACAGGAACGGTGTTGCCCGCTTCATCTATTCTAGTTCCAGTTTGTATTTTTATGTCATCAGTTACACCAAAAATATTTTTACCTAAATATGGTTTTAAAAATGGCCATACGTGTTGAAGACCCATGGCTCCACCAGACCATAACAATTCAGCTCTCATATCCATCAAGTTTCTCATGGCCTCATCGTTTTGATAAGCAGCTTCTGGATCTGGCAGTTGCATTATTGTTCTGGTAGCATCATTAATTAAATCATAAACCGCATTACCACTGCCTTTAGCAGCTACGTTTGCTCCTACCAATGTAACGAAACCTAAAGCTGGATTTTGTCTTAAATTTGCAAATATCGCATTTCTTAAATTAAATTTACCTTGAGGCAACCCATCAACTAAATTAGCAGCGATTGCCATGTCTGTGCCTATGACACCGATGTCTGTTATAATTTGTTTAGGTTCACCAGCTCCTGATAATAATGCAGCTCCAGAATTAATTATACCTTCAATCATTTTACCTGGCTCAGGTGATTTACCTCCTGGAAAAATCTCAGCGATTTCACCCACTGTGGTTCCTATATTTATTCCTGGTCCAGCAGAACTATCGTATGCATTTTTTGCCTTATTTTTTATCATTGTACCTATTGGATCATTAATAAGTTCTTGTCTTGCATTACCTAATTCAACAGCACCAGCTATGGTGTCACCTTGAGTTTTTTGTAGTTCTGTTAAAATAATTTGTTGTAGTGCTTTTTGTTCTTCAGGGTTTCTTGGAAAAGCATCTGTCCCTTGACCATCAATCATGTCAGGAACTTGTAACCTTACTTTTTTATCTATGCCGTGTTGTGATAGATCATATTCAAAAACTACTGCAGCCATTAGTTTACTCCAATGCTATAATCAAATGTCACTGCACCTGGAGCTGTAGCTTCACCAGGTATGTAGTAATCTGATTTAGGATCAGTAACGTATCCTAAAGTTTTTGATCTATCATAAGTAGCATAACCTTGTTCTAATAGTTTATCATAAAAATTATCTTTACCAGATCCATACATTAATTGAATCATGCCTAGATTATCGTTTCTACTTCTGATTAGTTGTGTTCTTAGCACACCAATCTTTGCAATAACGTCAGCAGATGAATCACCGTATATGTTTAAGTCTTTTGCTGCACGTTCAATATCATCTAAGTTTAATCTTCCAGATGATTTACGAGCTCTCGCTATTGCGTATATGATTGCATTTGCTCTAACTTGGTTTGCAGGAAGTTCTGTATCAAACAACCTTAACTTTTTAAATATTAAGTTTTTTTCTTGTTCTGCACTTCTACCATTTGTTCCTTCGAACAAAGGATCACCAAATAAATTGTTACCGCCTCTAGCTTCTATTTTCATTTGTGCGTAACCTTGAGCTGCAAGTTGTCCAAAAACAGCATTTGCAGATTGCAAAGCTGCTAAATCATTTTCACTGATGACGCCATTTGCAATATCTTCTTGTGTTTGAGGATCTTGTAAATATAAATTTATTGATGTTGCTAAGTTTTGAAACTTATCCATCTTTTCACCTTTGAACTGACCTGTTTCGTATTTTAAATTTTCTTGATTATTAAACTGTACAAGGTCATTATCGGAAAAGAACTCATTAAACTGTGAGTTATACAAATCACTAAATATTTGTGCATATGTTTGAAATCTTCCTCTAATACCAGCCACGAAACCAGCACGAGATGGATCTTCTCTAAAAGATTGTTCTAACTCATCAAGAGTTAACAAAGCTCTGTCAGTTGTTTGTATGCTTGATAGAATGTCTCTAAATGTTGTCATACCACTTGAGCTACCAAAATCTGATTTACTACCAGTCATGCTTACAGGAACCTCAACAATATTAGCTGGATCTGTAATGAGCTCCATGATAGGCATGCCGTCCGTTCCTATTTCATTTGTAGATCTGTAAAATTGTGGTGCAGAAAACCTTCCGTCACCTAAATCTTGTTGAACAGTGAACGCTGTAAAAACATTACCTAAACTTCCATCCTCTTGCACTCTAGCAACTGTTATTTGTTTTGGCGTTGTTACTTCTAAACCATGATCTAAAAATTTAGACTTAGCAGTTTTCATCATTTGATTGTAGACTTCCATTTCATTCTCATTAGCTTTTAAATCAGCCATATAATTTTTGTTTGCAATGTCCATGAACAAAGATCTGTTAGAATCAAATATAAATTTTCTATCCATGATTCCTTGTGCATCACGTTGTAATTTAGCAGTAACTTTAGCCTGAGCCATTTGCTGAGCATTTTGTTTCTGCGCCGTGTTTATTGCACTCATGTCTGCAGATAGCTGTGCACCAGAAGCTGCTAGTGTATCACCTATACGACCCATTGGTGTAGGTCTAAGTAATCCAAAACCAAATTTAGCTAACGCTCCTCTTCTCTCACTTTTAAAATCAGCAGGTTTGTATAGCTCTTCTATTTGTTCATCTGTTAAACCAGGAGTAGCAAAATCTTTTAGATATGATTCATTGTCTAATAAAAATGGCAAATAATAATCTAATGCATTGACGGGTGTTTGAATTGGTTTTTTAGGTATGCCAAAAGTTAATTGTGAGGGAAAAGCTGCTCCTGCCGGAACATTCTGTTCTTCATCAAGATCTATTGGATCACCGTAAATTGTTTCGTAATTTGTTACCATTAAGTATTCAATAGATCGAAGCCACCTGAGCCTGTATCTCCTCCAATTATGTTAAATGTACCAAGACCTAGACCTAATGCACCAAGTAATGGATTAGTAAATGTAGGTTGCTGCATTGTCAGTGCTTGACCCGATGAAGGCACTCCTCTTAATATATCACTGAAGAACCCTAATCGTTTTAAACCCTCTTGTTGCGTCTCTTGATCTTGTCTAAATTGTTCTGCAGCTTGAGCTTGAGCCAACGCTTGCTGTTGTTGACCTATTCCAAATAAAGCTCCAAGACCTCTTTGGTCTAAGCCAAACTGTTGAGCCGCAAGCTGTGCACCTTGAGCACCAAGACCTGCACCTTGAGCGCCAATACCCGCTTGAAAACGTCCCACGTTAGCAAACTGTGGTGCAGCTTTTAATCTCCTTTGTGCGGCTGATTCAAACGTATTCATTGCTTTGGCTTGCGCTTGTTGAAAGTTTTGCGACAAGTCTTGAAATATTCTTCTTGATTTAATATCTTGTAAATTTTTAGCGAGCTCTGCTTCTTGCACACCCATTCTTGATCCGCCAAAAGCTCCAGCTTTTTGCGCTTGTGTCGCTAAATTTTGTTGAGCAATAGCAGCTTGCTCATCCATTTGTTTTAATGCTTCGTCAGTTACGTCTTTTTGATATTGATTGAAAAACTGTTGATAATTACTAGTGCTTGGATCAAACTCAGCTTGTGCAGCCTGTAGTGATGGGATACCCATTGTTGTAGTCTGCAAACCTGCTTTCACTGCGTCTTGAGCACCTGTAATAGAATCTTGAGCTCGTTGGAAAGCTGGTTCAAAAGATGCTGTACCTGTTCTTTGACCCGTGATCGGATCAAGACCAAATGATCTAGCCATCTCCGCAATAGTGCCAGTTTGTAATGGCTGCATACCAACTATTTGCTGTTTTGGTATACCTCCAGGCAATGGCTGTTGAGTTCTATCAAAAGCCCCTTGTAAAAGTCTTCTTGTAAAATCCTCCAAGAAAGGAGGCATTCCTGATCCTTGAAACACTGACATTAAATAATTCCTCTGCCCTTTGATGACTCAGGATCTAATTTGTTCATCATGTTGTACATGGCACGTGGGCCACCAGCATTTTCTACTGCTTTGGCAGTAAATACAAACTCGCCGTCGCTCAACATTGCAGGAATCTTATCATCTTTTGGTCCACCTGGGCCATCTATCATACCTAGTCTTCTAGGAAAAAACGCTGTTATACCTGGATTATCTTCAATAGTGTCCATCATCTCAGGTCCTGACATATCAGGTGTTAAACCTGGAACGCCTGTAGCTTGTCCACCCATGTTCATTGTCGGTGGCATGACTTGTCTTAATGGTGTTTCTGCTATCATACCAGAAACTGTGTTCATTGAATCAAACGGATTTTTTATTGATGCCCCCATAGGACTATCAGAACTAGCAAACTGACCCATATCTTGCTCTGGTGGTCCACCAGCCATCAGTGATGCGATACCACCTGATTTACTAATTACAGGTACGGCTCTACCACTTTCGTCTGCTTCTGTTCTTATAGGATTGCCTTTCTCATCAAACTTATCAAAAGTTTCACCACTTGTTATATCAGCAATTAATTTTCCAAACTGTTCTTTTTTTAAAGGGCTACCGCCGAACTCGCTGCCGTACTTAATATCTGTAGCTTTCAATCTATTTAGAAAATCATTGTACATTTTCATTGCAGTGTCTTTATCTCTGCTAAATTCTTCAAAACCCTTACCTGCTATGATACCCGAGCCTATAAGTTTAACAAGATCGGGAATGCCACCAGCTGTGGTATTACTAAAAAGAGAGGCACCTAATGAAGGAAAACCTTTGCTAAATAAAAACGGTGTCCCGAGAGCCGCGGTCGCTAAAGGGTTACTACTAGCAAAACTGCCAATATCTCTAACAGCTTTTAAGGCTCTATTTGTAATACTTTTAAGTCCTAACATAATCTCCTATTGCAATTTATGTGATTGTTGATGGCAAGAAGGCTACGCTTGAATTAAAAAGCCAATTAATTCTATATTTATAGGCAAATTATTGATATATGACAACAGATAAATGATAAGATAGAAAGGAATAAAAATGGCAGAGAAACTACAGCACGAATTTCAGGCATTTAGGCCCTTTGGTCCTACTATTTTTAAGGGATCATTACCTGAGTCATTAATAAAATTATTAGATGATAAAGCAACAGAAATCATGGAAAGTAAAAAAATGTCTAAAGACTGGGATCATTCTATGCATCTTGCGGGCAATGTAAAACAAGAAGTTAGATATCCACCCGCATGGATGATATCAACAGAGTTTGCTCCAATGAGTAATTCTTTACAAATGATAATACATAAATATTTAGAACAGCCACCAATGGTCAATACTATTTCCCCAGATAAAGTAGAAAAAATATTAATAACAAGTATGTGGGTAGTATCACAATGGTCAGGTGATTTTAATCCATCACATGTGCACGATGGTGATTTGTCTGGCGTTATATATTTAAGAATACCACCAAGTTTAAAAGAAGAGTATGCAAACGAAGATCATTTTCCATGTGTAGGAGATATTCAATGGCAGTGTGGGCAAGCTGCAACTTTTAACGGACATACATTTCAAGCAACGCCGAAAGTAGGAGACATATATCTTTTTCCATCTTGGCTCTCTCACATGGTTTACCCGTTTAGAACACAAGATGAAGAAAGAAGATCTGTGTCCTTTAATGTAACTGTTAAGAGAAAAAAAGAGAAAGATGAGCAACAAATCTAGCACACCTTTTCCCATGGTAAGAATTACATGGCATGATGCAAAAGACACAGAAACAGGTTGGTTACATATAAAAGAAATTGTTTCTGCTCCGTTGGCCGTGTGCCAAGAAGTAGGATACATGGTTGTAAATAATGATGACAAAATTGTAATTATGAGATCTTGGTGTGTAGATAAAGATGATAATCATGGCGGAGGTGCGATATCAATACCTCGGGGTTGGGTTAGAAAAATAGAGTATTTAACGGTAGAATATGCAACACAATAGTAACACAGAATTTGTTATGTACGTTGACAATTTTTTATCAATAGAAACATTAGAATCATTACAAGAAACTTTTTTAAATATCAATTACGGGGAGGTTAAAAACCCAGAAGGTCAAATATATGGATATAGACATACTTTTCCACATAGTTTTCATACAGATCCATTATTAAAATTAATAAAAGATTATTTTTTTCCTAACAGAAACTTAGAGCCTATTTCTGTTAGCGCACACAAAAGACAAAACAATAAAGAACCTTTATTTCATGTAGATGTAGAAAAAGACAATGTTGCTAATTTTCTTTTATTTGTAAAGGGAGAACCTTTATTAAATAATGGCACAGGTTTCATGACAGGAAAATCTTTGTCATCACATATAGGTTTTGTTGAGAACAGGGCTTTATTTTTTAATGGTAGTAAAATACCACATTCTGATTTACAAGCGCTAGGAGATAGCTCAGAAAGATACACACTTAATATTTTTTATAAAGATGCATAAAATATTTATAGGAACGCCCTGTTATGGTGGTTTGATTACAACAGAGTATTTTAAGAGTTGCATGCAACTAGTCGCTTTAGCTGCTACAAATAAAATAGAAATTCAGTTCGCAACTATAGGTAATGAGTCTTTAATAACCAGAGCTCGAAATACTTTAGTTCAATTGTTTATGGACGGAGATTATACGCATTTATTATTTATTGACGCTGATTTAGCCTTTAATCCAGAAGCTGTAATTAGAATGCTAGAGTACGATAAAGACATTGTTACAGGTATATATCCTAGAAAAACGATAGATTGGATAAAAGTAAAAAAAAGACTTAAAGAAAAACCAGAGATATCAGAAGATGAGCTTTTAGCAGCTTCATTACAATATAATTTAAATGTAAAAGATCCTAACAACATATTACTAGAAAAAGGATTTATAGAGGTATTAGACGGACCTACTGGATTTATGATGATTAATAGACAAGTTTTTGAACGAATGGCTAATGTTTATCCGGATTTAAAATTTAAGCCAGATCAACACATAAATCAATCACATGAGAGTGAATTTGATTATCACAAAACATCTGATTGGAATTATGCTTTTTTTGACACCATGATAGAGCCAGAAACACGACGATATCTGTCAGAAGATTATGCTTTTTGTCGTTTATGGCAAAATATGGGTGGTAAAATATATGCGGATATTTTATCTGGTATGACACATTACGGTAATTATGCGTTTAAAGGTAATGTTGGAACTCAATTCTTGCCTCAAAACAATAAGTAATTTATTATAAAAGTATGCAATTAGTAGACCTTAAATTTCGTCCTGGTGTAGATAAACAAGATACTGCATATTCTGCAGGAGATGAGAGAAAATATATCGATTCTGATTTTGTAAGATTTCACTATGGAAAACCAGAAAGATGGGGCGGGTGGACAAACTTACCTAATCCTAACAAAACAATCGTAGGAGTGGTGAGAGATACGCATTCATGGGTAGGATTAGACGGTCTAAGATATCTGGCCCTTGGGACAGATAGAAAACTATATATTTACAACGAGGGAGCTGTTTATGATATTACACCTATTCGTGAAACACAAGCTTTAACTAATCCTTTTACAACAAACGGAACCACTACTGTGTCTGTAGCAGATACTAGTCATAACGCAAAACTAGGTGATTTTGTTACTTTTGACTCTTTTTCATCGATTGATGGATTGGATATGAATCAAGAATTTGAAATTACATCTATAACTAGTGCAAATGCTTATACAGTAACACACACAAGCACAGCATCTGGATCTACATCTGGAGGTGGTGGATCAGGCAACGCAAAATATCAAATTAATATTGGAGAGGCCACATCTACTTACGGACTTGGGTGGGGCACTGATACCTGGGGTAGTAGCACTTGGGGCACAGCCAGCTCTTCATCTGATGTTGTTCTTACAGGTAGAAACTGGTCACTAGACAATTTTGGCGAAGATTTAATTGCTACTGTTTTGGACGGAGGCACTTTTATATGGGATACATCTGGAGGCACAGGGGCTAGAGCTACAGCTTTATCTAACGCTCCAACTGCATCAAGATTTAGCCTTGTTTCCACAGACACTAGACATCTACTTATCTTTGGCACTGAAACCACAATAGGCAGCAGTGGCACTCAAGATGATTTATTTTTTAGATTTTCAGACAGAGAGGATGCAACAGACTATACGCCAGTTGCAACCAATGAGGCTGGTTCTTTACGAATTTCAGATGGATCAAAAATAGTAGGAGCAGTAAAATCATCAGGGCAAATACTTGTTTGGACTGACACGTCATTACACGGTATTCAATTTGTTGGAACACCTTTTACTTTCGGTCTTAGACAACTTGGTGCAAACGCAGGTCTTATAGCTCAACATGCAGCGATAGAAGTAAATGGTATAGCTTATTGGATGTCTGACGATGCATTTTATCTTTATGACGGTGTTGTTAAAAAAATGCCTTGTTCAGTGCAAGATTTTGTCTTTGACGACATTAGTTACACAAATAAAAATGACATCGCTGTCGGACTAAATACGGCGTATAATGAAATAATTTGGTATTATCCGTCGGCAAATGCATCTCAAATTGATAGAGCAGTGGCTTATAATTATTTAGAAAGAACTTGGTATACAGTTAGTTTAGGCAGAACCACTTGGCTTGGTGCTTATGTTTACGAAAAACCTATCGCTACTGAGTATAATGCGAGTGCTACAGCTAATATATCCACCATATTAGGATTAACAGCTGGTGCATCATTTATTTACGAACACGAGTCAGGCAACAATCAAGCAGATGGCACAGCCATAACAGCATTTTTAGAAACAGGCTCTGTTGAAATAGCAGATGGTGATCAATTAATGTCCGTCAGCAAACTAGTGCCTGATTTTGATAATCTTGCAAATACTATGACAGCCAGACTTACGCTAGAGCAGTATCCTCAATCCTCTTCTAATGTAACATCAAATGCGAGTATAACTAGCACAACAGAAAAAGTTAGCGTCAGAGGTAGAGGCAGAGCAGTTAAAATAAGATATACAACTAATACAGTAGATGATACACCTTGGAGACTTGGATCACAAAAACTTGAAATTAGACCCGATGGTAGAAGATAATGGCTAAAATTACAATTACTAGATTACCTAACGCTACACCAGAATATGATGCAGGTCAGTTTGATCAGATGATTAGATTGCTTGATCAAATAATATTTTTATTAAACACTAACTATCAACAAGATTTAAGAGAAGAGGCAGAGTCGGAGGGGTTTTTCCTTGGCTAACGTATTTAAAAGCGCAATGGTTGACATGACATCAACAGATTTAACAACCATAATTACAGTACCTACAGCAAATCCTGGTGCTACACCTCCTGTACCACCTACGACTGATGTAATTAAATCTATTTTAATTTGTAATGATTCTGGTAGCACAACATTAGTTGATTTAGAAGTTGTTAGATCCTCTGCTACATTTGAATTATTCAAACAAAAAAGTGTAGCAACCAACACTACAACAGAATTATTATCTCAGCCTTTAGTCTTACAAGAGTCTGATGTATTAAAAGCTCAAGCTAACGCTGCAAACCAAGTTCACATAATTGTAAGTTTTATGGAGGTTACAAAAGGTCAACTTTAGAAAGGATGAATATGAAATTGCAAGGTATGTTTATTACTCCTGTATTTACTACAGAGTTAGAAAACAAATACAATTTAGAGGAAAAACTTTATAAATTAAAAGAACAAGATAAGTATGGATCACCAAAATCAAATGTTAAAGGGTGGCACAGCAAAGAAGATTTGTATCTTAATGAAGACTTTAAAAAAATAACTCAAGATATTATGTTTCAAGCACAACAATGTTTTAATGCATTAAGCGTAGAGAAAAAATATGGACCAGAAATGACAGGTTTATGGGGCATGATAAATCCTCCAGGAGCTAGAAATACAGTGCATACACATCCTTTAAATTTTTTATCTGGCGTTTATTATTTAAAAGTGCCGAAAAACAGCGGTAATCTAGTGTTTATTGAACCCAGACCACAGGCTGAGGTGCTTGATCCACCAAAAAACCAAGATTTATCAGTGCATTTTGCACATAGTGTTCAGTGGGAAGCAAAAGAGAATAACTTGATTTTTTTCCCATCATGGTTACAACATGAGGTACAACAAAATAATTCTAATCAAGATAGAATTATTCTAAGTTTTAATTTAAGATGGAGAGAATAAAATGCCAATAGTTAAAAATGCTGAGCAAATAGGAACAATAACTTTAGAAGATGGTAGAGTCATTCCAAAGTATAATGTTAAAACCGAAACAACAATTACAAACACTGACACAGGTCAAGAATATGAATCTGAAGAAGCAATGCAAGCTGATATAGATGATCCAAACACTTCTACAACCGCAGAAAAAATTAAACGTGATGTAAAAGTATTTGCTCCATCGTTAAAAGACATGCTTGGTCAAACACCAAAGGAATAAAAATTAAAAACAAAGTGAAATTTGTTAGCACTATTCCTGGTGTTTCTGATGTATTTCCTGTTAAGTCTATGCTCGAGTATAAACCATCTTGGGTATCAAATATAAAAAAAGATTATAAACAATTAGATAAAACATCTAAAAGGGTGCACACGTCATTGTGTCCAGGAATATTTGATTTATTTAAATTTGGTTGGTACGTCCCAATGTGGTTTGATTTATATATAAAAACGAAAAAAGATCAATCTGGTTTCGAGTGGAGAATAGCTAATGATTATCTTACTAAATTAGCAGATTTTGATATAGTTAGTACACATGCTGACAATCAGGGTGTAAAATATATTCCTAAACGGGACACACAGATAGAAAAAATTGTAAAAATTAATACACCATACCATGTTATTGCTCCATCACACATAAGATTTTTATTTTTACCGATGCCTTACCCAGATCACTTTAATTGGGAGAGTGCAAGTGGTATACTAGAACCTGCTTTTAGTTCAGAGGTTAACATTCAATTAAACTGGAATGTAAAAGACGACGAGATATTTATTAAAGCTGGAACACCACTCATGCAAATAATACCAATAACAGAAAACAAAATAAACATGGAGTGTCGAGAGGTAAACGAAAAAGAATTAGGGTGGATTAAAAAAAGACCCTACCTTCACTCTTTTTCATTTTCACCAATACGAAATATAATAAAAGATATTTATAATAGTTATTTTAACTAGACTTTTTGCATTCACAGTCACCATTACAGTGAGTATTAGTGTCTTTTAAATGACGCTCTAAATCTCTTTCTGCAGCTAATAGTCTTTCGTGATATCTGCTCACCTTGTCAGCAAGGACAGCAATAGCTTTTAAATAATCTTGTTCGCTCATATTTTTCTCCTGTGATTGTTAATTTTGGTGAGAACCTAATGTAAGCATATTTTTTTAATCTGCAACAGTATTTTTTAAATTGTTTTCTTGACATCGAGTTTATGGTATAACATGAGACAACATAGAAAGGACAAATATGGAATCTCAAACAATAGTGCAAGGCAAAATAATAAGAAAATATAAAATACCTTTAGATGAAATAGAAAACTTAAATTATGAATATGAAAAAAATTTATCTAAGTTGCAATCGGCTAATGATGTGTTAGCTGGTAATTTAAAAAGTGAATTACTAGTAACTGATTTAATTGCAAGATTGCCTATTATCCATACTCTTTATAAATGTATGCAAGATTGTTTAAAAAAAAATTTAATTTTAGAAAATGCTGATGTAGATAAAATTAAAGTAAAAGATTATATTATTTCAGATGCCTGGATAAATGATATGAAGGAGGGAGAATATCAACCACCGCACACTCATAATATTAATGACGCTGGAATTCCAATGGGTTTTTCAACAGTTTTATTTTTAAAAACACCAGAAATAATAATAAAAAATCGCAAAGAAGTGATGGGTGGACTTTTATCTTTTATAGATGTGTCGAATGACAGTTTGACCTCTTTTAAACCTGTTGTTGGTGATTTTTACATTTTTCTAGCAAATCATCAACACTTAGTGCTACCTTTTAAAACTAGATATCCAAATGAAATTAGAAGATCTATGTCTTTTAATTATCACCACGTGTTAGCTTAATCTATTTCAGAGCTATCAATTGCTCCATGAACACCGTTATTTAAATCTGTCCATAATTTTTGGCCATGGGCCATTGTATCATAAGGAGTTACTTTAAATGGTAACCACTCTTGTGTGTCATCGCCTAGATGAGTCCACTTTGTTTCACACCATATAAGTTTTTGTTTTGTTACACCGTCGTCTTCAAGAACAGGTTCTAACACAAGTTTTCCGTTTTCATCTGTAACAGCAGCACCATTTTCATCTGTCTTTACTACTACATTATAAACCCATTTAGGATTTCTAATCCCTAACAATGTTGTATTAATATCACCCATGTTTTATCTCCTATGAAATTCTTTTAAAACTTGTTCCAGCACCTTCATGCATAAAACCAAGTGCCCTAGATGTACCACTAGATGACTGATCAGTAAATACATTAGTGCCTCCGCTGGCTACACATGCGTAATGCACTTGAGTTGTAGTTGAACCAGCACTTGAGTTACCACTCCCAACAAATCTACCAAAAAAAGTGGTGCCTACGTCAGATGCTCCTACCTGTGCATAAGCAGAACCTACATTGGCAGCAGATGGTGCAGGTAAGTTAGTCAAGTCTGCTCCTGAAATTTCAGGCAAATTGCCTGTTAATTTAGTAGCATCTAAAGTTTGTGTACCTGTAACGGTGGTACCCCCTACTATTAAAGCCATTACGAAATCTCCTCTAAATTAAATTTATATTTTTTACCATTTAATCTATTCAAGATAAAGAGGTTTTCATCACCCTCTTGAATAGTCCAATGACCTGAAGTTCCATCAACTTCATTTGCTCTAGTTTTAGTATTATTTAAGTTTAAGTCACCTGTATATATGTCTCTCCACTGCAAAGTAGATGATCCTAAATCATGAGTATCATCAGCAGAAGGTAAAACAGAACCACCGAAAGTAGCCCCAGAATTAAATGTTGCTGTGCCTGCCTCACTACCATCTAGTGTTAACATAGTAATATCAGCAGTGTTATCTGTTCCTTTAAATATAATGTCGGTATCATTACCTTGAGCATCTAAAGTAATATTACCAGCAGTTGTAGCTAAAGTAGAAGCAGAATCACCTGTGCCAATTTCATCTAAAGCAATAGAGGTAGAAACTGTTGCAAAAGATAAAGTGCCTGATCCGTCTGTTCTTAAAAACTGACCTGATGTTCCATCAGCTGATGGTAGCGCCATTGAGGTAGTACCAAAACCGATAGCATCCATACGAACTGTGCCGTCAAAGAATGCATCTTTAAACTCTAAGGATGAAGTGCCAAGATCAATATCGTTAGTTGTTGAAGGCGATAAAGCTCCATCTGATAATGTCAATTGATTTGCACCCGCAACTTTAAATGTAACAACATCATCTGATGCAGCTGAGATAGTTGTATCTGCGTCCGCATCTAAAGTTAATGTTTCACCGTTAAGATCTATTGGAGCAGTGACTGTGCCTGGTCCTGCAAAAACATCATACCAGTTTGTTCCGTCTGTAGCGACTAGTCTAGTAGCTCCGTTTTCTATAGATAAAGTATTACCAGATGCTCCTAATCTTACAGTCATTGCATAAGGACCTGAAGATCCAGAATCAGTTGTTGCGTTAGTAATTAAATAAATTTTTTGTGTAGCTGGAAACTGAGCAATTCTTACAGCTCCATGTGCTCCCGTTAATCTTATGTGTGCGTTTCTAGCTTGGTTGTTTGCTTGCGATTGTGGTCCATCGGCATTAGTTAAAGTTGTAACTGCATTGTCACCACAAGCTACATCGACAACACCAGCAATAGAAAACTCTAAAGATTGAGAAAAGTTGTTGTTTGTAATAGTACCCCAAGTTCCTGAATTTTCACCAGTGCCTTGTAGCTCTATTCTCAAACTTGTCGAATATGTCGAACTCATAATATCTCCTATATAAAGTTAAAAATTAAAGTTTGTCAAAACTTTTATGCAGCTTTGTGAACCTCTGTCCAACTAATATCGCTGTTTGAGTCGTCTACTTCTGACCAGAAGGTGCCTTGTAGAGTACCAAGTGAACTTGTAACAGAATTACCAGTCACTGTCAAAGTCGAACTTCCAGATACTGCTACTGTTCCAATACTAGAAGTAGCTGATACGCTTGGAGCCGTGTAGATTGTTTCTTGAGTTTCATCACCAAGGCTTGAGGTTAAGCCCACACCTGTAAGAAAAACAGAAGTCTCAACAGTGCCTAAAGCAGAAGTTAAAGCGTTACCACTTGGGAATACAACAAATTCAGGATCAGCCTCTGCTGTGCCAACAGCTGACTGCATAGCTGTCTCAGAACCAGCTACAACAGTGATTTGTCCATCACCTGATATAGAGAAAGTCCCTAGTGCAGATGTTGTGCCTAATCCAGTAACTGAAATGTTCTGATCGGTAGTGAGAGATTCATCGCCTATAGATGAAGTTAAAGCTTGACCTGTAAGAGCAAATGATCCTCCTACAGCGCCCCACTGCTGTTCACTCCAACCAATAGAATTACCAGTATTGATATCTGTGTCACGGTTCCAACCAGTAGTTTTTGTGACACTACTTGATTCATTACCTAAAGATAAAGTTAGCCCTAATCCAGATACTGATATGTTTTGATCTGTTGAAAGAGATTCTTCACCTAAAGAGGCAGTAAGTGCAATACCTGTAGGACTTACTTCAGCTATACCTGTACCAACAGCGGTCCCTGTTGTAGAGGTAAGTCCAATACCTGTTACTGAAATGTTTTGGTCAGTGGCAACTGTCTCAGTACCTAGAGATGACGTGAGGCCATTACCTGTAACAGATACAGGTGCTTGCTGGTTCCAGGCACCACTGTTCCAAGTTTCTCGGCCCCATCCTTGGATAGAGGCCATGTTTTATCTCCTATGCTATTCTTAAAATTGCAGCAGTTGCTTCAGCAGCTGGAAACGTAATTGTAAACGTACCAGACGTTGAAGATTTAACAGCGCCAAAATCAAGAACACAAACGGCTGCATTAGTGGTTAATCCAGACACAGTTGAGCTGTTATAAATAACAGCAGCTTGTGCAGAAATAGTTGCACTTGTAAATGAAATGTCTGCAAAATCACAAACAGCAGTATCACTAGATAAAGTTGGTGTTACTGATGTTAATGCCCCTCCACCTTCTGCATAAGTGCCTGATGCACTCACTTCGTCAGTTTGTTGAAAAGCAGTTGTTGATTTACTTAATGTTGCTTCGTTGTCATATAGCGCTAGTTTAAAAGCATTCCCCGTCGTAGCCGT